TTTTTGTTTTGGTTTTTTTTTTTTTTTAATTTTAATTATTTTCATAATAGTTTTGAGGTCTGTTGTGTTCCGTTAGGAATACACAGTACACGAACCGAAACAAAAACTGACGTCAGATGTCAACGAGTCCAGGAATTGGCGACAGGAAATGTGATGTTGGCCACATTCGATGTGCTTGTTCGCGGGAGTCTCGTAAGATGAGAAGACTTCTCTGAATCGTGAGAATGTTCGGGAAGAACGTGATGTCGATGTCGAGGCCTAGATTCGGGTCGAATAGGTCGGCGAGACCGGCAGGGTCTGCTTTGATGCCTTTAGCATCAAGATAGTCGTAAACGTCTTTACACACTTCGAGAGTGGTAGGATCGTTTCCGGCTGAGGCGTAAGCAATACCGATACATCTAGCCTTGAGTTGCTCAAAGGTAGGTCGGCGTGCTTTCGGGTATAGCAGTGCGGTGAGAAGAGATTCGCGATCGCGGACAGGTAAACCGTTGTTATTGCGGTAACCTAAACATTTAACACCATTGAGGGTGTTGTGGATGCGAGATTTCTTGTCGGATAGGACAGCGTCAAAGTAGTATTGCGCAAGATGCTTGAAACGTATGGTAAATGCTTCATGCTGATCGTACGGTATAAGAAGACGTAATCGCGTGAGCGAGTCGTCGCCTAATACTTTGATTATTAGGTCACTTGTGATTTCGAAACCCATTGCGTCTAGGATAGTAAATATCATGATACAATTGTAAACGGAGTCGAGCCACTGAGTGATGAAGAGTCCAGAGGGTACACCTCGCCAAGAACGGCGGAATAGACGGCCATCGGGCAGTCTAATAGGAGTGTACTTGATTGAGAACCATATCCATTCCCAAAGGTTTTTCAGGCGATCGGGATCGCAAGAAGTGCCTTGGTAGTCTTTAGTTGGTTGATAGCCGTGGCTACAATCAAAAAATGACCAAGATAAGTTCTTAATGTCGTCGAATACTTCGAACAAGGCGTGGATGTCGAATCCTTGCCAGTCGAGTTCGAGTATAGAACCGGATATGCCAGGTGTGGAACGGAGCTCGTGATTGAGTCTGTACCAGCCACCAGTCATGGTTTCGTAACCCCACAGAAGTGGAGATTGACCTGTAATGTGATAATACACAAATAAGGGCCAGAAAAACATTGCTTGAGGGAAAATGCCAACTTTGGGGTATCCATATACAAATCGGACTTTGTTAGGGTCAGAGATAGGTTGGATTGCGGAACGTGCGTGTGAGCGCATGGGTGTTAGATAGTCATCTTGAGGCCAAGATGTTTTGAAGGGAAGGTGAAACGGACCATTCTTAATATAATGAATGATGGGTCGCAGATATTCAAAAATGTGATTGTAAAGATTGCCAAATGACATTCTTTTATCAGGTATCTGTTTTCGTTCGGCGGCGTGTTGGACACGTTTGAACAATGCCGGATCGTCAGTGAACGGTAGTTCAGCGGACGGACGGAGTTTCCAAGGGTAGTATCGGAGGTCACAGTAATGTACTGGTTTGATAGGAACTTGAGGTGCGAATACTTGCATAGTAGCAGCGAGTGCACGTTGATAAGAACCATCTTTTGGTACTTTGTGATAAGGAAGGTCTCCTTTGAAGAAGGCTTCCGTGATACTTGAGTCGTCGATAGTAGAACGCTTGAACTTGGTCGTGATGTGAACAAATTCGTTATGCAGCAATATTTTGCGCATCGCGTGCTTGACGGGAGCTTGGACTGCGTGATGCATGGTAGCATCGGCAGGAGGTTGGGATTCAGGTTTGTCGAATCCAATAAATTGGTAATTTCGACTACGGTCCATTGAAGAGTCAAGGACTTTGAATCCAGATAAGATATATTCAGTAAATCTCATGTTGAAGTTATAAAGGATACGAGGGTTAATCGTAGAGTTAATTT